ATCCATGGCTGGGAAATGGATTACCCAATCCCAGTAAACATTGATTACCAAGTAACAACCTATGCCCGTCAGCCACGACATGATCGTGAAATACTGGCTCAGTTGCTATACACAAAGATTCCATTGCGGTTTGCCGTACTGGAGACTGACGACAATACGGTACGTCGTCTGGACGTTCTTGATATCTCCAAAAGAGACGTTACAGAACAAGGAAAGCGTATGTTCTTAAACGCTATAACGGTGCGGGTCTCTAGCGAGATCGTTCCGTCTCAATTCTACGTAATGTACAAAGCGTTGCAAGTATCCGTTACAGGAACAGATGGCGGCTTAGTCCGAGGAGGGACACAGCCAAAATTTACTCCTATCGATTCGTTCATTCATACCGCACAATAAGGAACCTACCCAAAACTAGTTAGGAGAAATCATGGCCTATGGTCGTCCAGGCGTTTACATCAGTGAGCGTCTATTAACTGCACCAATCGCTGCTGGCAACAATGCCGCTGCTGCTGGTGCTGTTGTTGCTCCGTTTGCTCACGGTCCAGAGACCGTAACAAAGGTTAACTCATGGTATGAGTTTACTCAAGCATTCGGCGGTTACAACGCTGCATTTCCAGCCACCTTCCAGGTTGGCGCATTCTTTACAAATGGCGGACGTGAACTCTACGTAAAGCGTCTTCTTGCTGATGATGCAGTTGCTGCATCTATTGATATCGCTACTTCTGGCAACGTAACAGTCGCAACTGTTACCGCAAAAAGTGCTGGAGCAGACGGTAACAAACTCCGTGTTGCAGTAACAGCGGGCTCAGTATCCTCAACCTACACACTCTCTGTTTACAAAGAAGCAGGAGTTGCAGACACTATTGTTAGCAACCGTGTAACTGCAGGGGCTGCTGATGACATCCTTCTTGAGCGTTATGAGAATGTTGTCTTTGATGACCCAACATCAAGTGATTTTGCTGAAACAGTAGTCAACATCGTATCTCCAAACATTGCACTCAGCAGCAGTGCTTCAGGAATTCCTGCATTAGCAATCTATCCGCTTTACAACGGATCAGACGGAACTACCCCTGTTGCTACTGACTACACAGCATACAAGGGTGGATCATCTTCTGTATTTGCTGATTTCTCAACAGTCAACCGTCCATTGGTAATCTTCCTTCCAGCATTGCACACGCTTGCTTCTGGCAAGGTCTCAGTGGTTGATGCTGCATCATCGTGGTCTGAGTCAAATGGCGGCTTTGTTGTCGTAGATACACCAGCCAATCAGACAGTTGCTCAGGCACTATCGTTTGCTGGTTCATTCACAGACACAAGCAACGCTGCTGTCTACCACCCAAATGTCTACATTCCTGATCCAGTTGGCCGTAGTTCAACTTCCCTTCGCAAGATCGGTCCATCAGGATCAATTGCAGGTCTCTACCTAGCAAATGATTCTCGTATCGGTTCTGGCGTTTGGAAGGCTCCAGCAGGACTTAATGCTCCTGTTCTTGGCGCCGTTGCAACAGAGACAGCATTTACCTCTGCTGATCTTGATAGCATGAACTCAAACACAGCCCCTGTAAACCCTATTCGTCAAGTGCCAGGTGCAGGTATCGTCGTTATGGGCGCTCGTACCTTGCTACAAGACGGAACAGCAAACAAGTATGTCAACATGCGTCGCTCTTTGATCTACATCAAGCAGCGCCTCAAGGACATCACAGAGTTTGCAATCTTTGAGAACAACGATGAGCGTCTGTGGGAACGTCTAAACACAGTCATCTCAACATTCTTGAATGATTACCGTAACCAAGGCGGTCTTCGTGGTGCCACTGCTTCTGCTGCTTACTTTGTAAAGGTAGACGGCCAGAACAACACACCTGTAACAATCGCCAACGGTGAAGTCCATATTCAAGTAGGAGTTGCTCTTGAGTATCCTGCTGAATTCATCGTCATTGACCTCAGCCAAAAGACGCTGAACTAACCAAGAAGGAGATAATCGATGGCAACAATCATCAATAATCGTTCGAACCTAACGACCGATCCACTACGTAACTTTAGGTTCTTGGTTACGTTCACACCTCTAGACTCAACCAACACAACCATGTCGGCTTTGTCTAGCGCAACAATGGGGTTCACCTCGGTATCAGGACTATCAGTTGCTACTGATGCTATCCCTTACCGTGAAGGTGGCTACAACACCACTGTTCACCAGATCCCTGGTCAGACAACATTCACACCGTTGACCCTTCAGCGTGGTGTAATGCTCGGCACAAACCGTAACTGGGAGTGGATGCGTAACATGTTCGCTACAGTTGGCGGCGGCGGATCTACCCGTGGTGTTGATAAGAACTTCCGTTGCAACATTGACATCAAGGTTCTTGCTCACCCAATCCCTGCAGCAGGTTCAGAAGATGCAACACAGGTCCCAGTAGATAGCCGCATCACAACAACAGCATCAACTGATGTTGTAGCGATGCAGTTCCGTGTCTACAACGCATGGCCAACCGCTGTTGCTTACTCAGACCTCAACGCAGGTGACAACGCTCTACTCGTAGAGCAGATGACCCTCGTGCATGAAGGTTTCAACATCGCATGGGGTAACTCAAATAGCATCGCTACAAGTGCAGATCCAGCAGTCCTAGGCGCATAATCTAACAAAGGAAAAAAATGACGAACACAATCTCAGCAGCGGCTAATCCCGCATTGGCAAATGACTTGATCAACAAAGCCTTGGCTTCTACACAGGAGCCAGAAGGCGACGTTAATATCCTTTTTCCGATGGACACAGTAGTGAACCTTCCTGGCGGTTATCTAACCACCGCTGGGGAGGTCATTACTCAGGTCGAGGTAAGAGAACTTAACGGCAATGACGAAGAGGCAATCGCTCGTGCTACCAACGTCGGACGAGCAATCCTTACCGTTCTTCAACGAGGAACTGTTAAGGTAGGAGATCAAAAGGTAGATGACAACCTACTAGATAACCTGCTCTCTGGAGACAGAGATGCAATCATCTTGGGAATCATTAAGACAACCTTTGGAAGAATCGCAGAACTCAAGGCTTATTGTTCTGGGTGCGATGAGGTCAAAGATGTTGCCATTGATCTTGACGAAGATATCAAGACCACAGTATTGGCTGACCCAATCAACGATCGAGTCTTTACCGTGAAAGGAAAGAAGAACGTTTATACCGTTCAACTTCCAACAGGCAGTACACAGAAGGAACTCTTGCTCAACCAAGAAAAGACCTCAGCAGAATTAAACACAATTCTTCTTGAGGGCACTATCTTGAAGATCAATGAGTCCCCAGTACTGAGCAAGATTCAAGTACAGCAGTTAGGAATGGTTGACCGCAAGTTGATCAGCACTGAGATCACTAAGCGTGTTGTAGGGCCAAAGTTTAATGACGTCGTTGTCACATGCCCTGACTGTGAAGGAGAGGTACTGGTTCCCGTTAATTTCGGGACCTTGTTTCGCTTTTAATACCACGCCCTATCTGGACTTAGTTTCAGAGTGGGCAATATTGACCTCCGAATACCAAGGCTGGTCACTAACAGATATAAAGTTATTAACGCCAAGAGAACGAACGAACTGGATAGAGATAGCCAGGTTCCAAAACAGAAGGAGAAACGGTGGCTGACGAGTTAAGTAACATTCAGTCACTTTCGTCTGCCGTTGATTCGTTAACTCAAAAAGTTAATGAACTCTACGACGCTGTCTCCAGGGTCAAGGGCGTAGCAGGCGCCACCATCACAGATGTCAAGGGCATGATCAACACCCAAGGCGGACAAATTGGCCTTGGTAATGCAGCCCGTATGCAGATGCCTACACAGGCTTCGTTCTCTTATATTCCTGGCAATCAACAACAGGGTAACTTCCTAACCAACTCTTTAAGTAACTTCTCATCAGAAGGAACTGCCATGAGTGGTGGTCGTTCTCGTGGTGATGCTGCTGCTGCAACTGTTGCAGATAACCTGTTTACGGCTGAAGCCAGTGGTGGCGGTGGTGGCGGTGGCGGAAGTTTATTCACTAAAATTACTGGCGTAAACCCAGTAGGTGCTGGAGAGTACTTTGCACAAGGCATGGCAAAAACGGCTGCTGGTATCGCTGTTGCCGCATTTGGCGCTATGCCAGATACCAGCCTTACTCTGCAACGTGACATCGGATACTACCAAGCATCACTTACTGCTGGTCGTAACGCTAACCGTGGCAACATTGAACGTGCCAGCCTTAAAGCATTAGGTAATGGGCTATCTGGTGTGGGTAGCGATGTTATTGCTGCAAACATTCTTACCTCTAGAGGGTATACCGCAGGAAGCCAAAATTATCTCTCAGCAATGGGTGAAGTTGGTGGAGCATATAAGAACCTAGGAATCGATAATGGAGCAGCAGCCGCCGCTATTGCTGGGCTACATTCGGGCGCAACAAGCGCACAAATGTATGGCTTGGGTATCAGCACCTACGACGCTAAAACGGGTAAACAACGTTCTGTTGCCGAGATCTCTAGAGATTTAATGAACCGCATGACGGGCGGCCGTAAAGACGTCACCGTTCAAGATATCAACAACTCATTACAGATGGGCTTTTTAGGTGCAAACCTCCAAGCCTCTGGATTAGATCAAGCAACTCAAGACATGATTGTTGCATCTATGCGCAATCAAGTTCAAGGGGGAAGCGGAGAACTCAACCAAGGCAACACATCATATGGTGGAGAAAAGAATAAGAACACTGTATTAAACGACACAGGCCGAATGAACGCTTCAACAACCGATGTCATGCAGGCAGCAACGGGTGGAATGGTTGCTGGTTTTCATGCTGCAACAGCCACTGTAGTTGCTTTAAATAAACTTCTTGAAACAGTAGCACCTATCCTCGGTTCTGTTAAAGGATTTACAAGTGGTGTAATGGGCTCTAACATCGGTCAAGGCCTTGTAGATGCTGCGCCTATCTTTAAGAGTGCTGCAGATGACTTCTTAACAGCAGTGCATGATGCAACAAGTGGTGGAGGTACCTCTGGTTATGGCGCAGCCTTTGGCGTAAAGGGCGGAGCAGCGCCAGTTGCGGCTGCGGCAGGTGCAGCAATCACTGCTGGCTATGGCGCTACCGACGGAAACATGTGGGCTAGTACCAACGGTAAGCACACAGGCATTGACTATCAGATGCCAATCGGTACCCCTGTAAGCGCACGAATGAGCGGTAAGGTAATACAAGTTGACCTTAATGCTGATTACGGCAAATCTATTTTAATTGAAAACTCTGAAACAGGACTTCAAACCCTTTATGCACACCTTAGTGAAGAGTCAGTAAAGGTTGGAGACCTAGTTACTGCAAACCAAATCATCGGTAAGTCAGGTGACACAGGTAATGCTAGTGGTCCACATCTACATTACGAAGTACGCAACGGCAAAAACAACCCTGTAGATCCAAAAACAATTAGTTCAGGTGGAATGCTTTCTGCTGCGTTAGGAAGCGGCAATACAATGTCACTTCTTTCCGCATCGACTCCGTTACCAGGGGCCGCAGGCAATATTAGCGGCGCTTCCACAACTGGTGGATCACTTCCAGCAAATGCTGATTCAAACCTAGTTTCTATCCTTACTCAAGCAGGATTTAGTGGTTCAGGGTTGGCTACCGCTTATGCTGTTGCTAAGGCTGAATCAGGTGGTAGAGCCACGGCGTACAACGGAGATACAAAAACTGGAGATCAGTCCTATGGGCTATTCCAAATCAATATGCTGGGTGCATTAGGGCCCGATCGTCGTAAAAGATTTGGGCTGTCTAGTAACCAAGATCTTCTTGATCCTGCAACAAACGCCAAAGTCGCATACACCATGTCGCATGGAGGAACTAATTGGGGACCTTGGTCTACCTACACCAATGGTTCTTACAAACAGTTCCTAGATAAGCCTTCAACTGGTGGAGGAACCTCTGGCTATGGTGGCGCAGGCCTTGGTGGAAGTACCACTGGTTCTGTAGTCAATAACTTTAATATGCCGATTACATTACAGACTGGCAATGATGCTGAACTTATGCGTGTTGCCAAAAAGATTCAAACGCTTATTAGTAACACACACGACATTTCTGCGATGGGAGCCTCTTGATGAGTATACAGTCTGACTATGAAGCAGCAAGGAAAGCGGCTCAAGCAGCGCTTGATAAGGCTAAAACGACCGCTGAAGCAGCAAATGCTGCTGCTAACAAAGCACGTACAATTAAATCATTAAATAATGATATTCAAAAAGATGAGGCTATGTTAGGATACATAAAGGCTCAATTAACAATTTATCAAAACAGACTCTCTGATGCTCAAAAAAACTACACTATTTATTTTAATGAGATCTATGCAAACGGTCACACACCTACAAGTGCTCAATTAGAAGAACTAACATCTTTAGATAACATCGTAAAAGGTGCACAAGCACTTGTTAATAACGAAATAGTTATTCAAAAAAAGGTTCAAGCGGATTACGATGCAAAGAAAACTAAGTTAATTGCTTTAGTACCTTCTACGGTTAAACCATTAGTTGTTGCTGTAAAAAAGAAAACCACACCTCCTCCTGGGGGAACTGGCTCTACTGGTTCGGGTGACACAGTTCAACCAGCCACAAAGTTTTCCGCAGATTACAAATATAACGCACCAATGATATCTGGTTCATACTTCAACCCAAGTAGTATCCAAGCAAAAGAACTTCAAGCCAACGGGTTCTTTGTTGATGCAGGAAACTATAGTGATGCTCGTGATGCTTGGTCAGGGCAAAGCGGTCGTGGGACTATTCAAATGGACAAGTACTTTTTGGCAAACTACGACACCAGTCAAAACTCCAAAGATACTGTTGGCCAGTTTGACCCACAAATGTATGGGTTTAAGTTCCTTTATAATCCAACAACTGTTGGTATGGCTTGGGGTGTTATGGCTCAAGCAAGCCCAGACCTTGAAGCAGCGGGACAAGACAAGTTTAACCCAATCATGGCAGGTCTTGCATCTAGCACAGTTGCAGTTAGCCTGCTTTTGAACCGTATTGAAGATATGAAGGTTTTAACCGCAAAAGGAATAAAGACTACTGCAAGCCCTGTTGGACGCACGGATAGGGAGACAGAAAAACTACTTGCGCAAGCAGCAGCCACATTCTCCACAGACAACCCTTATGGCACAGCAGTAACTGCAACAGACCTTGTTGACATATACAAACGTGGCACTATGTATGATTTAGAGTACTTATTTAAAACAGTCAATGGCCCAAACGCTGTGTTCTTATCTTATTTAAACGGCTACACTGCAGACAAAGGGTGGATTCGACCACAGGTTGTAGAACTTCATCTAGGACAGTCGCTCCGTTATCGTGGACGTATCACAGACCTTTCAGTAAACCATGCTGTGTTTGATGCCCGAATGGTTCCTGTACTTTCAACGGTCAATATCACGTTTGCTCGTTTCCCAGAATCTACGTTACCACCAGCAGGAGGGGCTACTCACTAATGACAATTTACTTTGATAGCCGATATGCGGATGGCATCTACTTTAAAGCCTTTGACTCCAGAACAAGCAAGGTTCAACAGACCGTATTTAGATCGTGGCCTGAGTACTCTCAATCTTTTTTCTTTTACAACTGGGTAGAAGGTGATCGTATTGATCTGCTTGCAAAACACTTCTTGGGAAAGACGGATTCATGGTGGGAGATCATGGATCTAAACCCAGAGATACTAAACCCTTTTGAGATTGCCCCTGGAACTCAACTAAGGATACCTCGTGGATACTGACTTACAGAGTAGAGTTGGTTCTCGGTTCTCGGTCAGTTACCCAGACTTTCCAAGTTTTACCCAGAACGCTCAAAACTTTCGCCTCTATCAAGAGGCTGGAAAGCATGACGTCATGGAGATCACCTACTCAGTGTTGCATGACCAGTATTTTAAAGCATTAAAAACAGGAGTACCTGTCCTTGTTCAATGGAACAACGATAAGTTCTCCAGTGAGTTCTATGGCTATGTTCATGACGTCTCTCATACCACACAGCAAGTACTGGAAAGAAAAACAATTATAAAAGTTATGGGCGCTTCCTTCCCCCTTAAAGAGGGTGGGTCAAAGATTTGGGTCAACAAAACCGCCCCAAACATTGTTGAAGATATTGCAAAAATCTTTAAACTAAAGGCAGTAGTCACACCCCACCCAACTATCTTTCCTCAGCAGTCATTGTCTGGTCATAGTTACTTTGAAAAGATCCAAGAACTGGCCCACAAGATTGGGTACGTGTTTCAGATCTATAAGACAGAACTTCACTTTCACCCTATTGACAAGATGATTGATAACTTCATTGGGTCTATGCCTGTTATGTCCTTTAAGAGCAACTACATCTCTGGGCCTTTTGACATGGTTGTGTCGCCAACCTTGGATATGTTTAAGCCTAGAGTCGGTGACCACTTTGATAAGTCTCTTCATTCCAGAAAAGAAAAAATAGTATCTGGAGTTGACCCTGTAACTGGACAGTTTTACTCCGTATCTTCTTCTCCTGATGTCACAGGAAAGAATCTAAGAAAAACTGTAAAAGGCCCTCTATTTAAACAGCACCTTCCAACGGTTATTTCTGGAAGTAAAGAAATGGCTACTGCCTTTGCTAAAGGCCATGCTGAACTATCTCGATTTTCTATGACAGCAGAAGGGTCAGGTCAAGGAGACCCACGTTTTGCTCCCTATAAAACCATTGAGATAAATGGAACTGGGGATACTACAGATGGGTTCTGGGTAGTTCAAAAGGCTATGCACTTTGTTACCTGGGACGGTCGTTACACCATTGACTTTACATGTATGTCGGATGGAACAGGGTCAAACAAAGCCACAGCATTCAGACCTTCAGGCGCAGAGACATTCCCCGTGGTAAAAATAGACACTACTGGCACCCCAAAAAAACCAACATCGACTAAACTTACGGCAAAGACCGCAATGATTTCACAATCAAATGCTGGGTTTAAACTTACT